CCGGAGGCCGTAGAGCCCAGCATCCGGGCTGCCCTGTGCGACGTTATTATGGCGCCGCAGGAACAGCCCCCGTACAGTCTGGCGTGGGTTACAAGTGAAACCTTCGAGGCCACGAAACAGCTTGACAAGAGCGCCCGCGTTATTGGCGTGACGGTGACGTTTGACCTGTACGCGCTGCCGCAGCAGGAAACCACGGACCCGGACCCCATCCTGGCAATGAACGCCTTCACGAATAGGTGGAGCAACACCGTGACCGTGATTGGAAGCGACCGCATGGGCGAGTATACGGAGCCGTCGGACGAACACCCGGCGGCTTATTTCCGCCTTGCGAACTACCACCGGGCACAGGAAACCAACACCGTTATTTGGATGGAAGGCGTTCTGGTGGGCCACTTGATCGCGCCGACCTACGCAGGCCGCCAGCGCTGGCTCAAAGCCCTTGCGGACGAGCTTGCAACCCGCGGGGAAGCCGAAATGCTGGACACCTCTCCCATGTTCATACGCGGTTTGGAGGTGGACGGGAGCCTGGACCCGCTCACGGCCGGGCAGATGCGCCTTGCCGTTCGCTGGGGAATTTTGAGGCGGCCGAAATTCGCCCACAAGCTGAACCACATCAACACGAATTACAATTACAACCCGTAAAAGGAGGCTATTATGGCAGAAGCAAAAACCACGGCTGCCGCGCCCGTAGAGGCGGCGGCCACCTATACCGCGGCCGAGCTTATCGCAGCAGCCCCGGAGAAGTTCGGTGTTTCGCTGGACGTTGCCACCGCCGCCCTGCGCATGGCTGGCAAGAAGACTGCCACCGTTGAGGAGGCAAAGACCATCATCACCGAGTTTGCAAACAGGGAGGTGAAATAATATGGCTGGCACTTATTCTGTGGGCGAAACCAAGACCCGCCCGGGCACTTACCACCGGCGTTATAGCGTTGGCGGCGGTGAAATTGCTGGCGCCCTGAACGGCGTTGGCATGGGCATCATTCGCGCCAACTGGGGCCCCCTGAACAAGGCTGTTGACTTTGGCCCGTCCACCAACGTGAACGCGGTATTTGGCAGCGGCAACACCGAGGATCTTATCACCGAAATGTTTTCCGGCGGCATTTCCAGCGGCTATTTTGTCCGCTGCGGCACCGGCGGCACCGCGCCCAGCATTACCCTGAAAGACGATGCGAAGGCCGACGTTGTGACCATTACCGGCGCCTATGTTGGCGACCGGGCTTTTACCGTGTCCATCCGCGACAGCCTGACCAGCGACGACCGCGAGTGCATCATTTACGAGGGCACGACCGAGTTTTTGAAGGTGACGTTTGCGGCCGACAAGAAGGAGCCCGCAGGCCTGGCCGCAGCTATCAACGCGGCAACCAAGGACTTCACCGCCAAGGCAACCGCCGCAGGCTCCGGCGTTATGGCTACCGTTACCCAGTCGGCCATGACCAAGGGCACCCAGCCCACCACGAACACCGCGAGTTATAGTGCGGCCCTGGATGCCTTCGACGCTGTGCGCGGCAACGTTATTTGTGTGGACACCGACGACGCGGCCGTCCACGCCCTGGTGCAGGCCTACATCACTCGCACCTTTACCGGCGGCGGCTACCTGATGGGCTGCGTTGCCGAGAACAAGGGCGTTGAGTTCGACACCCGCACGACCCACGCCGCGGCCTTCAATGACGAGAAGATGCACTATTGCGTCAACGGCGCCATGAACGCCACCGGCGACGACTACAACGGCTACAAGCTGGCCGCCCGCGTTGGCGGTATGATCGCTTCCGTGGCTTCCAACGTGGCCCTGACCCACACCGTGGTGAAGGGCTTTGTGGACCTGGACGAAGGCCTGACCAACAGCCAGATCGAGAAGGCGTTGAAGCGCGGCTGCATCGTGCTGACCAAGAACACTTCCGGCCAGGTGCAGATCGAGCAGGGTATCAACACCCTGGTGAGCCCGGACAGTGACATGGATGCAGGCTGGAAAAAGATCCGCCGCACTAAAGAGCGTTTCGAGCTTATGCAGCGCATTGACGACAGCCTGGACCCCATTGTGGGCAAACTGGACAACGACAGCGACGGCCGTGGCACTGTTATTTCCATGGGCAAGGCCGTCATTGCCGCCATGGTGGGCGAAAAGAAGCTGACTTCCGGCGATATGTACGAGGACGAGAGCAACCCGCCGCAGGGCGATTCCGCATGGTTCATCCTTGACATTGTGGACAAGGACAGCCTGGAACACGTCTATCTGGCATATAAGTTCCGCTTCGCTACGAAGTGAGCGAGTAAAGGAGGGAATGAGCTATGTATAATCAGTCCGGCCCGGCCGACAGCCGCAAGGTTTTGAGCGGCAAGGACGCGGTACTTTTCAACGGCGAAGGCGTTATGCTTGCCACCGTTGAGAGCTTCCAGGTCCAGGTGAACGTTTCCAATTCCGATTACCAGCCCTTGGGTGACGCCCAGGCGCACGCCACCATGACCAGCTACAAGGTTTCGCTGAGCTTCTCCCAGATCACCATTGAGGACGACGCCTTTATCGAGGATATGTTTGCCATGATGCACAGCGGCCAGCAGCCTAACTGGAACTTCCAGGGCGTTGTTTACGGCCGCAACGGCAGCGAGCAGCGCATGAACTACCGCGGCTGTGTGCCCGATGGCAACATTGACCTCCAGGGTGCTTCTGTGGGCGATATCATTAAGCGCGCATGGAACATGGTGGTCAATGACCCGCCGGAGCTCCAGAAGCTCCTGACCGCGTAAGAGAGGCCACAAAAACGAAGAACAGATACAGGGGGAGGCGCCTTGCGAGGGCGCCTCCCTTCTATTTTATTCGCATGAACGAACAAAACCATTATGGAGGACAAATATATGAGCATCAAAGCTACTGTGAACCCTGCCGCAGAAACCACCGAAACCACCAAGGAAGAGCAGATCGCGGACGTCCGCGAGAATGAAACTGCCCTGCTGGACGGCCTTCTGGCTGCTGCCGAGTTCAAAACCTCGGAGGAGTGCATCAAAAACGTGGTGATTTCCCGCAACGGCAAGGATCTGTTCAGCTTCCACATTCACCCGCTGAGTGAGGAGGACTACAACAGCTGCCGCAAGAAGTTTACCAAGTTTGTTAAGAGCAAGGTCCAGGGCGGCATCCGTGTGCCGGAGGAAGTGAACGCGGTGAACTACCGCGCCGAGCTGATTTTCCGGGCTACCACCCCGGAGGACCAGGCAAAGGTCTGGTGCAACAAGGCCCTGTGGAAGAAGCTGGACCTCGTGACCGGCTACGAGGCCGTGAACGCGCTTCTGATGGCAGGCGAGAAGGAGGCCGTTCTTTCCCTTATCGACCAGATCAGCGGCTATGAGCTTTCCGAGGAGGACGTGGCAAAAAACTAATCCTCGCCGGAGGGCGCGCAACGCTTTTACACCAGATCTTCCAGCGCACCGGCGTAATGCCGGGCAAGGTCTGGAACGCCCCGCATGGTGAAAGAGCGTTTTGTTTGGCCTCCATGATGGTGCAGCTCGAACAGGAGCAGAAGGCCGGAGAGGAGGGAATAAATGGCCTCTGAAACTTTTAGAATTGCCATTGACGCGACTGTCAACGACAATACCGGCCCCGGCGTACAGTCCGCCCAGAAGCGCCTATCTGGATTCGACAAGAGCATCGAGAACACTAAAGACCAGCTGGACCGGCTGACAAATACGGGCTTCCACATTGACCTGGATGCCGTAGACCGGGCGACCGCTACGATCCAAAACGTGGAAACGAAGGTGCACGGTTTCGTCGGTAAAGCCTGGAATTTCACGGTTGGCATCATTGACAAGGCAACGGCGCCCTTGCAGGGCATTATAAACCTTGTGAGGAACCCCGTCTTGCAGGCTGGTGCCATTTTCGGCGTTTCGATAAGCACAAAAAGCGTTATTGATACATACGGAGCCTTTGAGGAATCCATGTCGAACGTGAAGGCCATTTCCGGCGCCACCGGCGGGGAGTTCGAGAAACTTACCGCCAAAGCGAAAGAGGAAGGCGCGACCACGAAATTTACAGCCAAGGATTCGGCGGACGCCTTCGGTTATATGGCTATGGCAGGCTGGAAAACCGAAGATATGCTGGACGGCATTGACGGTATTATGAGCCTGGCCGCAGCTTCCGGTGAAGAGCTGGCGACCACTTCCGACATTGTGACCGATGCTTTGACGGCCTTCGGACTGAAAGCGTCCGATTCCGGGCACTTCGCCGACGTTCTGGCACAGGCCAGTGCAAACGCGAACACCAACGTTGGTATGATGGGCGAATCCTTCAAGTACGTTGCCCCCGTGGCTGGTGCTTTGAAGTACTCCGTGGAAGACGTTTCCCTGGCCCTGGGCCTTATGGCAAACGCCAGCGTTAAAGGCTCCATGGCAGGCACCAGCTTGAAAACCTCCCTTGCAAACCTGGCGGCCCCCACCGACAAGATGCAGGGAGCCATGGATCAGTACGGCATCAGCCTGACCAAGCGCAACGGCGAAATGAAGACCCTGCACGAGGTTTTGGACAACTTGCGCAGCAGCCTGGGCGGCCTTTCCGAGACCGAACAGACCGCGGCCGCAAGTACCATTTTCGGCAAGGAAGCCATGGCCGGTATGTTGGCGATCATCAACGCTTCCGAAGATGATTACAACAAACTGACCGCAGCCGTGAACAACGCCGACGGTGCATCCCAGCAGATGGCAGACACGATGCTGGACAACATGAACGGTAGCTTTACGCTGCTGCAATCGGCGGTTGACGGCGCAAAAATCGCCCTGGGCGAGCGCCTTTCCCCGTACCTCCGGGAATTTGCAACCTGGATCACCGGCAAAATGCCGCTGGTGGAAGATGCAATCGGCGACGCAATGGACCATGTGGACGCCAAGGTCGAGGACCTGCGCCAGACCATTGCGGAGTTTACCGCGAGCGACGAGTGGGCGAACGCCGACATTTGGGGCAAGCTGGGCATTGCCTGGGACAAGATCGTGGCGGAGCCGTTCGACGAGTGGTGGAACGGCAGCGGCCGCCAGTTCTTCGCCGACAGGGCCGCAGGCCTGGGCCGAGGCCTTGGCAGCGGCATTACTGCCGGATTCCTGGAGCTGCTGGGCATTGACCCCGCCGGAGCCATGGACGACGGTGCAACCATTGGCGCGAACTTCGTTTCTGGCTTTATGGACGGCCTGGACTTCGATGTGATTCTCGACAGCCTGAAAACCTGGGCAGAGGGCCACAAGGGCCAGGTTGCAGCCATTGGCGCAATCCTGGGCTTTAAGCTGGTGACGGGCGCAGCAAGCGCCTATTCTAAGCTCCGCGGCCTGACCGCTGCGCTGGGCCTGGGCGGCAGCTCTGACACCGGCACCGGCGCTTCCGGGCTGCCTTCCATGGGCGGTTCCTTCAAGACTTCCGCGGCCGTTATGAACGTGACGGCCCAGATGGTGGTTTTGAAGTCTGGAAACTTCGGCAGCGGGGCGGGCTCCAAAGTCCGCCAGGCAGCAGAAAACGCGTTTTCCGGCAGCACCGGCACTTCGCTGATCCCCAGCACGGGTACACCGGCAGCGGCCGGAGCCCTGCCGAGTGCAACAAGGCTTCTCGGCGACGGGAAGGCAACCTTTGAGGGAACGGCCGTTGAAATCGACCCGGCGACCCTGCCCGCAAAGGGCCTGACCTCCGCGAACAGCTGGCTGGGCAAGCTCCTGCAAAAGGGCTCCACCCAGGCGACCATGAACGCGGATGGCACCCTCACTTCCATTACCGGCGGCATTGGCGGCACCCTGGGCACCGTTGGCACAGCGCTGGGCAGCCACGCGACCACGGCGGCAGGAACGGCCGCAGCGGGCAGCGCGGGGATTCTGGGCGGCCTTCTGGGCCTTCTGGGCATCGGCGCAGGCGTGAGAAACCTGTACCGCGGCACTCAGACCACCGGCAAGGACGCGCAGAACGAGTATTCCAAGGGCGGAACCAAGATCGGCATGGTCGGCGCAGGCGCAGCCGTGGGCTCTGTAGTGCCTGTTGTAGGAAC